TCTAGTAATTTCATCTGGCGGTAGAACTGTATATATTTTACTATTATTGAATACATTTTCAAATCTACCATTAGTATCAATACCCAGCGAAGGATTGGATGTTATTTCTTCAATCTTAAATGATTCAATCACATTAAGGTTGGTGCTAGATGTGTCTCTGAATAATAACTGAATCTCTTTTATTCTTGGATCTGGAACCCATACACCTCCCGATAATTCTCCATTAATAAAATAAGATACTTTAACTTGATTATAATTATTAATCATGGACTCAAACTCTCCGTCACCAAAGTCATAACTATATCTACCTGGGCTAAAAGCAGTAGAAGAAAAAGAAGATAAAGCACTATACTCATCGTTTTCATACTTATATCTACATGCAAATTCAATAAATTTATCCTCTAAATTATTTTCTTGATTATTAGTATTAGAATTTTGTAGAGTAATTAACGGTGAGTTAATAGGTGGCTTTACTATTACTGAAATATCATCCTCAATAAAACCATTAAAAGAAGGGGCTATATTTGGGCCATAATATTTTTTTACATTTATTCGTCTTGGTGGGTTTAAATTATCTGTCCAAAACAACAAATCATCAATAATATTAACACCTGTTATTAGGTAACTAGAATTAAATTTTAAAACTGTACCTTTTGCATCTTTTAAAACTGTAGTAGTAACACTATTAACCTCATTGAACTTTAGTACGTAATCAAAATCTGAGTCCGTAACAAACCAATAGATATTATTATTAGCCTCATCGGCAATAGCACCTATGGTTTTTGCACCTGTTCCTGTGAATGTTTGATTTGTAACATTTGTGTTACCTTTTATATTTTCTACAGCACCTACTCCAGCACCTTCTGAAGCAGACACCTCAATATTTAAGGCATCCCTATACTGACCGTCTGGTATCAAACGCTCATCAAGGCCTTTATTCATTATGCCCTGTATGAAACTTCTAACTAACCTCATTTAATCCATTTATCACGACCTCTAAGGTTCATTAACAACCTTCCTGCGTGCATGTTACTAAGTCGTATCTTAGCGTTTCTTAGTTTAGCCATTTTTTCTCTTCTGGCTCGTCTAACTACATATTCTTGAGCGTCTACTCTATTACTAAGAATGGCCCACTTAATGTATGCGTATATGTAATCTTCGGCTAATTTATTTATGGATATTAAATCATCCTGACCATTTTCCATTCCATCAGACACATACTCTAATACTATAGATTGATTTTTTACTCCAGAACTGAAATTTATAACTCCTGATGCTTTATCTATCCTAAAGTTATCATTTATATTAGCTGTTTCAGTTTCTAGCCCGTAGAACCCACCTACACCATAACTAAAATACCAACATCCATCTATACACCAACCCATGTGTCCATATCTGCTGCCTTCACCTAAAAATCTTTTCTGTGGCAACCCTGCTAATCTATTTCTGTCTAGTTGTGAGTTACCTGCCTCTAATACTTCACCGTCTTGATCAAAAAGCAAATCTCCATCATTATCTTTTAAATATTCAGATGCATAATTTATTTTTATGTTTTCATGTAAGGGGTATAATATTCCATCTTTTTCAACAGATACCCTAACATAATTAACGTAGTCAGGAGGTAGTATAAACTTTAGATCATCTCCCACATTCATTTGTAATACCTTTATGTTTCTAAGTGCATCATAGTTTATCTCTTGTATACCTCTTTTTGCATGAAACAATACTGCGTATCTTTTTACATTATTGATCAACTCGGTATCCCCTACGTACATTAACATAAAGTTGTTAACAATATCCTTCAACGTGACAAACTGATACTCTCCCCAGTTAGCATTTTGAGGTACTACTCCGTTATTTGTAAAATATTTATAATTAGTTATATATGCCATTATGTTTCTTGTTGATTGTTAACAGCTTCTTCTCTTGCAGCTATTTGAACCACATCTAATTCTCTAATATTGACACCTGCATACTGTAATATTTTAAGTGTCAACTCAACCTGATCAGATATTGGTAATTCAAAATCTTGATAATCAGCTGCTGATTGATTAAAAACTGGTGCACCAGATACTACATTAAATGTCCACTTAGGATCAGAGGGATACCTAACATACAATACATCTACGTTTGTTGTTATTGTAAGTGGGTAAATTATTATAGAATTACCTGGGCTTGTAGGTGTTGGAGTTGAAGCACTTGCCCCAGTTAAATAATATGCAGGATAGGTAGTGGTTGGTGCGGTTAAATGGGATGCTACTAACTGTGTAATTTTATTTTGATTTACTCTTTCTACCTCTGTGGTGGTATTGTAAAACACTGTATTTAGTGTATACCAATCTGTAGGCAAAGTAAAAGATGTAGTACCAGCTGAATATGTTAATCCAGTTTCTTTTCTTGTAAATAAATCTATAACCTCCTGAAGTTGCTTTGGAATATCTGCATACCCACTGTTAGAAAGTCTTTTGTTTTGAAGATTCAGTGCGTTCTTATAATTGTAAAAATATTCCTCAAATATTTCAAGTTGGGCTTGCTTGGCAAATAGGTTAAACTCTTCAGGTGTGACGTATCCATTATTGTCTTTATTCAAGACCGC